GGCGCGAGGCTCGCACGACCCGGCAAGCGGCTCCGCTCCCTAGCCGGCTGGACACGCTCGATGACGGCACGCTCGCGGCAACCATCCAACGCCATCGGCATCTAGTCGCCACAGCTCAAGGAGTCTGGGAGGCAGCGATGGCCGGCGGTGATCCCAACCAGGGCAAGTACCAGACCGCTTACAACCAAAGCCTCAAGACTCTCATCAACCTCGAAGAGGAGCAGGAGCGTCGTGCCCTTAACGAGAAGGTCTTTATCAAGCGCGAGTTGGCTGAGGCATCCGTCCGCGAACTAGCCAGCCTCGTCCTCGCCCGCCTTGAGAAGGTCGGCTTGGAGTGCGCCGAGAAATGCAACCCCGACAACCCTGCGCTCGCCATCAAGACGCTGGACGCTTGGGTTCGCTCCGTCCGTCTCGACCTGTCCTCCGATGCGTAGAAAGAAGCCCATTAAAGTACGCAAGCCGATGCCGCCTCCTAGCAAGCGCCACAAGGACAAACGCGACAAACCTAGGATTATCAAAACTTGGAAAGAGTTATGGGCCTACCTTGGAGAGCAACACGATGTCTGACCCCGCCCTGATCTCCCTCGGTCGTTCCCTGCTCGCCCCTAGCGACTCGGGCGATGTGGTCGAGTGGTGCGAAGACAACGTCGTAGCCATCCCCGACTCACCTCTGCCCGGCCCCTTTCGCTCCGAGCGTACGCCTTGGATTGCCGAGGGCCTCCGCATTTGTGCCGACCCCGAGGTGCGTCTGGTGACTGTCCTCGCCTCCATCCAGTCCGGCAAGACCCTGCTCGCTCGCCTCCTCTCGTGCCACATTGCAGCTCGTGCTCCCGGCCCGACGCTCATCCTCCAGGACAACGACCAGAACGCTCGGGACTTTAACCTCACCGCCCTCCGTCCGCTTTGGGATAACTGCCCGCCGGTGAAGGCTCGCCTTGTCCCCGAGATGGATCGCTCCTCGACCATTCAATTTGAGACGATGACGGCTTGGGTCTTGGGTGCCCATAACGACAAGAACCTCCAGCGTCGCGCCATCCGCTGGCTGATAGGGGACGAGTGTTGGCTATGGCCGAAGGGCCACATTGGCGAAGCCTCTGCCCGCGTCACCGCCTTCGGCTGGCTAGGCAAGCGACTGTTTATGTCGCAAGGCTCGACCGCAGGGGACGACTTCGACGTCCTCTGGCAGTCCACCGACCAACGTGATTGGAACTTTCGCTGCCCTTCCTGCGACCACCTTCAGCCGTGGCTATGGGAACAAGTTCGCTTTCCCGACGAGGCTCGCACGGCTGACGGCTGGGACAAAACCAAGGTCGCTCAAGGAACAACCTACGAGTGCTTAAAGTGCCGAGAGAGACTGCCCGACAAGGCTGGGACGCGGCACGCCTGCAACGCCAAGGGAACCTTCGTAGCCACATCTCCCGGTACTGGATCTGGTAAGGTTGGGCTTCACTGGAACAGCCTCGCGTCGATGAGCTGGGGCGAGCTGGCGGTGCTTTCTATTGAGGCCCAAGAGTCCTTTGACACATACGGAGACGAGTCCCCGCGGCGTATCTTTAAGCAGAAGCGTTTAGCAATGCCTTGGGCTGACGAGGGCGGCGCGATGGTGTCAGACGTAAAGGCGGCCGATTACAAGATTGCCGACGCTTGGCCCGAAGAGGCTTGGCTGTCCGTAAACAACGGCAAGGTGACACTCCTTGCATCAAAGCCTGACAAGGCCGGCCTAACCGACCTTCCTCTGCGGACTATGGGCATCGACGTTCAGCGCGGACACTTCTGGGCGGTCGTCCGCTCCTGGTCGTCTAAGGGTGAAAGCCGCCTGCGTTGGTTTGGCAAGGTCGAGTCATGGGCTGGTCTGGAGGCCATCGCCAAAGAGCAGGACGTGAACCACGCCCTAGTCGGTGTGGACTCAGGCGATCAGACGCAGATGGTCTACGCAGAGTGCGGCAAACGCGGCTGGAAGGCTACGAAGGGCAGCGGGCAATCCGACTTCGCTGTTGGCCAGAACCGCCGCCGCTTCTACTCTGACCCGCTTGCGGTCTCAGTCCCGGGGCTTAGGGGCAGGGTGCGGCTGTACACCTACTCCAACCTAGCCCTCAAGGACATCCTGCACGCCCAGCGCATCCGTCGATTGCACACTTATCCAATCGACACTTCTTCGGAATATGTAGACCAGATGGACGCCGAGGTGCGGGTCAAAGACCGCAAGAGCGGCAAGCCCATGTGGATTCTTCCCCAGGGCAAGAAGGACAACCACGCCCACGACTGCGAGTGCATTGCCCTGCTTATGGCTGTAAGGTGCGGCGTTGTTGGACGCGAGCAGGCTTCCGCAGTTGAGGAGGAAATGTAACCGCTTGCCTTATGTGTCCTTCCACTTTTCTATGTCTTCGGACCGGCCCGGTTCATGAGACAGTGGCAGGCAGTCGTTGTTTGGGGTCCCGGGTCGGTCCACCTAAAGCCTTGACCGCTTTGCAACTGTAGAGACAAAACATGGCAGCCTCCGGCATATTCATCGGCTTGTCCGAGTCCGACATCCTCGCCATTCGCGATAAGGCGGTCGCTATGCTGAAGGAAGGTAAGACCATTATGAGCTACAGCGACAGCGGGACCAATGTCTCCAAGCAGTTTGTTATGCCCGTCAAGGAAGTGTTGGCCGAGTGCAAGATGGCCCTTCAGCAGCTCGACCCTGCGACCTACGGCAAGAGGACGACCATCATTCGTACGGACTACCGCTCCTTCGACGGCTTTTAATTTATGCCCCGCAAGCCCGCAATCAAAGTACCCGTACCCAAGCCCAAGGCGGGCAAGGCTCCCAAGGCCCAGGGCTACAATGGCGGCGTAGGCGCCGGCTACGAGGCCGCACGATTCACGGGCCGCCGCTCGTTCCTCTGGCTGTCCCCCGCGCAGGATCAGCGCCGCGACCTCACCCCCGCCAAGCGTTCCGAGTTGGTCAAGAAGATGCGGTGGGGCGAGAGGAACAGCGGTCAAATCCGCGAGATGGTCGGCGACCTCGTCCTCTACACAGTGGGCGACGGCTTCCGTCCGCAGGCTCACACCTCCGATGCTGAGTGGAACAAGACCGCCGAGGCGTACTTCGCCAACTGGGCCCGCCGCTGCGACATCACTAACCGCTTTTCGTTTAACGACCTTCTCCGCATTGCCGAGCGTCGCTGGGTACTCGACGGCGACTTCTTCCTAGCCAAGGTTCGCAACGCCGCCGGCGCTCCCAAGTTGCAGGGCATTGAAGCCCACCGCGTAGGAAGCCCTGAGAACGTAGACGAGAACGGCGTGCACGATGGCATCGTCTTTGGTGCCTACGGAGAAATCAAAGCGTACTGGGTAATCCGATCGGACGGAACCTACCGCCAGATTCTCGCTAACGCGATGATGATGGTTCAAGACCCCGAGTTCGTATCGGGAGCCCGTGGCCTGCCGCTGTTGCAGCACAGTTGGAACGACCTGCAGGACTTGATGGAAATCCTTGCCCTCGAAAAGACGGCAGTGAAAGACCATGCGGAAATCACCCGCGTCCTAAAACGTGGCGGTGGCGAGTTCGGTCCCGACCTTGCAAGCGAGTTGGCAAGCAACCCGCAGTCAGCTGATGCCCTAGGCGTTGGTCTCGGCGGCAAGTTCATTGCCCTTGAGCCTGGCGAAGACCTAGTACACCAAGCCTCGGCACGCCCCAACAGTAACTTCGATTCCTTCATCAAGGCCGTCAAGCAGGACGCATCCGCAGGGGTTATGCCCGCAGGGTTCACCGACCCGACGATGCTCAACGGCCCCGGCGTTCGCTTGGTCATCGCCAAGATGGATCGCATCGCCTCCCGCCATCAGACCATCCTCATCGACAACGTCTGCAACCCGACTTGGGGCTACGTCATCGGCGACGCAATCGCTCGGGGCGATTTACCCGATGTCGAGGGCTGGGAAAAGCACTCCTGGACAACCCCTAAGCGAATCACTGTCGACGCTGGCCGCGAAGCCGCCAACGACCGCGCCGATGTCGAGATGGGTCTTCTCTCCATGTCCGAGATTTACAGCCAGCGAGGCATGGACTTCCGCGAGGAGATGGAAAAGCGTGCCGCCGACATGGCATACATCCGCGACCTCGCTACCCGTGCCGGCCTGCCCTTCGAGCTTCTCTACCGCATGAGCAACGCCCAGCCCGGTAGCATGAGCGCCGCAGGAGCAACCGCCCCCACGCCCCAACCTTAATTCCATGCGATTCCTTACCAATGCTCTCAAGGGCCGCGAGCCCCTGCTCATCTCCCCCTCCCGCGCCGCCGATCACTCCGACCTCGCCGCCAAGGCCGGTGCCATCGAGGAGACCTTGAAACTCATCTTCGGCAGCAAGCCCGAAGCGTACAAGGCTGGCAAGGTCGGTGTCATCCCCCTGCGAGGTGTCATCGGCAAGGGCCTATCCCGCCTTGAGTCGCTCACTGGAGCCGCCGACGTTGACGAGTTCACGTCTGCCCTAGAAATGATGGAAGACGACCCCGAGGTGGAAACCATCCTCGTAGACATCTCCTCCCCTGGCGGTACTGTCACGGGGGTCGAAGAAGCCGCCGCTGCCCTCGCCCGCTCCAGCAAGCCCACAGTGGCTTTCACTGATACCGAGGCCGCGTCTGCCGCGTACTGGATTGGCTCCGCTGCCGACCGCTTCGTCGCCACGCCCTCGGCTACTGTCGGCTCGGTCGGTGTCTACATGGCAATTCCCGACTACTCCAAGGCGTTTGAAATGGAAGGCGTACGCATGGATGTCATCAAGTCCGGCACCCTCAAGGGCGCAGGCATCCCCGGAACCTCCCTGACCGACGCTCAACGCGCCGACCTCCAGGCACAGGTCGAGGAAATCCACGCAGACTTTAAAGCCTCCGTCCTTGGCAAGCGCTCAATGGTCGCCCCCGAGGACATGGAAGGACAGGTATTCTCTGGCCGTACCGCCGCCCGCAAGGGTCTGGTGACTGGGCTAGGAACGAACCTTGCAGCCCTGATCGCTGACCTTAACGCCTAATGGCAATTGATGTCCCCGCCTTTATCAGCCGCAACGCTGAGAGAGGTCTAGAGTACAACCGCGAGGGCAAGGGTGGCGACGGCCTCGTAGAGCAGACCCTAGAGGATGCCCGGGACATGGTTCGCGGTAGCATCTCCGAAGCCAAGGTTCGCAAGATGGGGCCGTGGTTCGCCCGGCACAAGGTGGACATGGAAGCCCCCGCTAACAAGCCCGACAACGAAGACTTCCCCGGCAAGGGTGCGGTGGCCTGGCTCCTCTGGGGAGGCTCGACCTCGGGCGACAAAATGGACGCGGCCAAGTGGGCAGAGCGCATCGTCGAGAGGCTCGACCGCGAAAAGGATGAGGCTCGAAACTTGACCGACCACACAACTGTAGAGAAACACATGGACACCATCGAAGCCCGATTGACCGCCGCCCTCGCTGAAGCATCCGCGAAGGATGCCGAGGTTGCCGAAGCCCGCACCGCTGTCGAAAAGATTGCCAGCGACAATATCGAGCTGACCGCCAAGGTTGCCGAGTTGACCGCCGCCCTAGAGTCG